TCCTTAACAACGCATCTGATTCGTTTTCCAATCGAGTCAATGACTTTTGTGCTTTGTATATTTTATCCATTAGTTTGACCAATCGGTCTGTTAAACTTTCAAGTTTTTTCTCGTCTTTCTTGCTCATGCTACATCCAACGCTTTCTTAGACGTTAGATAGACGCTAACACATCGTTTTTACGCCGTCTGGCTCGCTCCACAATCGATTTATACGCGATTCGCGTATAATTACTAATTATCGCGTATTTTAATGGGTTTCTGCTCATTGTATCAGCTTCAAATCTAACATTAAAAGTCTGTCATCTTCATCAACATTACCAACATCGACTATATCATAAAGTGTACCATTGTACTGTACTTTGTCTTTTTCAGTCACATCAACTATATCACAATACAATCTTGCATCTCTGAAGTAGGTATTCTTATCAGTGAATATTTTTTCATGTCCTTTCTTCCAATTGATTCTGCAAGGTAGATTGAGATGCAGAACAACTTCTGTTTTTGTAAAGCCACCAAGTGCTCCAGCAGTCTTAGTGATTCTGATTATATTTACTTTTATATTGTACAAACTTTGAAGGCTCATGCTATTCCCATCATCGGACGCTTCCGAATATAATTTTTGAGAAGCTTATCAACAGCATCAATCCCGGTGAAACCTGAGGCACTTACATTGTCAAATAATGTATATGAATAATCTCCCAACTTTTCGGATTTTATATCACCACTATGAACAGTATATAATGTCTCATCGTTTTCATAACGACAAAGCATTATAGCTGCTCGTTTGATTGCAACAGGACAAGATGCCCAACCATAAGTGCCAGTGATTTTGACATTGCCCATTCCTTTCGGGAACAGATTTGTTTCGTATCTCAATCTGAAGAGCAATTCAGGATATTCATCACCAGTCACCGCTTCTGGGTCAAGATACACAGAATCAATATTGAAAGTGTACCAACCAGTTCCCAATACAATACCAAAAAGCTTTATTTCAGACACACTGAGAACATACGGAATGAATTTGAGGAATAATTTATCCTTTCCATTCCCATCACGATAAACTGCAAAAGCTTTAGCATAGAAATAATCGTGAGTAATATTTTCGATGAGCTGTTCAGCTCTGTCAATAATTTCTTGCCTCTCGGCTTCACTTGCACCACTTCCTATATCGAGCGTGTGTGTGCCAGAACCTACATCAGTTAAAACAATTTCTGTACCAGCAGCAGCAAGAACCGGAGTTTCTGCAACTTGAAAAACTTTGGGACTAACATAAATGCCATAATATATAGTACCAGTCACAAGCGGAGCGGGAACAGCACCAGTCGAGCTAAATCTGATTTCAGTACAAGTTGGAACATCGTTAGTGACTAATGTAATCTGGTCATTGACAATATCTACTTTACTTGTTGCAAAATCTTCCTCAACTGAAACTATTGGCCAATTATCAACATCTGATTCAACTATGTAATTTCCAGAAGCTGCCATAATCAATTTCCCTTTTTCTTTTTCTTTTTCTTGTCTTTTGACAATTCCTCTTTAATGTCGCTCAACTTATCTAACATATCATCATGTTTGTCCAATAAATCCACTAAATGTTCATTAATTGTAATTAAGCTTTGCATTATTGATTTATTATTTTCGGGAATTTGTCCATCTACAATTTCAGATATTATAGTGACGCTGTATAGGCAATCTCCAGTCCCCAAGTTCTCGCATTTGTATTTGTCCAAGTAAATGTGAGACTGTCTCCTTCATCAAAATCATGTTTCTTCTCTGGTTGATATACAAGGTCTTGCACAGTATCCATATCTTGAGAATACAGCTTGATATTGTACACAGCACCTTTACCAGATACGAGTGTGACAACAAAATTTTCAGCAGTTGCAGAAGCAGCACTAAGATGCAGACGTACTTCTTCAAATGTAAAATCTTTGCCGGGAGTAAAAGTCACACTCATTGCTCCCGCACCAGTTTCATAGGATTTCTGTGTGTCTATTCCTAACATTTTTCAATCTCCTATCAGTTTACTTTTTTGGAATTGGAAGCTCCATAAACATCTCATAAAAATCAAGATGAGCTTCCGTGATTTGCTTTGAAGCGTTCAGTTTCTCCAGAGTCTCTTTGATAATAGAGATAATTGTTTCGGGAATTTCAAATTCTTTGATGCATTTCTTATCCGCTTTATCATCCCACTCGACCGAACCATTTGGATGATGGACGAGTTTCAATGATTCGTGTTCCTTTTGAGTGAAACTTAACGATTCTCTTAGTACCCGAACCATCTTGACTGTCAAGAAATCTCCCTGTGCTGGCAGAATACTCTGCAAATTAATTCTTTGTTTTACTGTTAGTTTTACTTTCATTTTTTGTTCTCCTTGCTCTCTTCTAAAAAATTAATATTTGGGAGTGTTTCAAGGCACACTCCCAAAGCCTTTTAATACTGTTATGCGAGTCATTATTTACTATCACTCGCATAAATGTAATAAGTGGTATTACCGATTTTGATTGGGATGGATATGTCACTTCCATTCCAAGTTTTCGTTCCACTAACTGCATTAGCTTGGATAGCAAGAGCAGCTTTGCTTTGTGCTAACAATAAGCCATCCCATTGATGAGGCGTTCCATTGGGCACACCAAGAACATAGGCATTTGCCGGGGCACCAGTAGTTTCATCAAAGTAATAACACGCTTGGTATGCACATACATTTGCATTAAGAGCAGAACCCGGTGTCACTGATGTCTCAGTTTCAATAGTTGCATAAAACGCGGAATTGTATTCACCACTACCATATCTCAACACACCAGCATCCTTGACATGCAAATTGCCACAAACGACTTGCACTAAACTTACCGCTATACCCTCAACATACGTTCTAAATTTGAACATACCATTGAGAGCAGCACCAGTAGCAGAAAGCCTGCCAATCATATACAAAGCACGATTGTAAACTCCAGAGCCTGTGAAGTCCTTTGTAATCGCTATTGTGCCTGTCGAGATGAACCCATCGGCGAATGCCTCCTGAAGGATTCGACCGAGCGGCTGGAAAACCGTACGGTCTAACGTAGATAAATTTCTAACTGTCATTTTTTATCTCCTTTTATTCTAAGTCAATAATTTTATTTAACAAATTTTCAGATAGACTTGTTATCCTTCCGTGTCGTAAGCTTCGAGAGTTTTAATCAACTCTGCCTTTTTCAGACCGGAAGTTTTTATCTGCCTATCTTTTGCAAGCACTTGAAGCTCTTTGACTGTCATATCTGAATAAGCGATTTCATCTTTGTCTGCTTTTGCATCTGGAGTCGTGGGTTGTTCCCCACCCGTTTCTTGCTGAACCTCATCTTCTGGATGATTCTCAGCATGAACAGCTTCAACATCATCAGCAGTAACTTTTCGCTTTTCATCTTTTGGAGTTTCAGGTATTGCAACTACAGCACCACAGTCTGTCACATAAACTTGTCCTGCTGCTTTCAAAACAGCAGCTTCTTCAGCATCATCAGTCTCGATACATGCGTCATTGCTCAAGCAAATTTGCTGGCCTTTGTAAGGTACTTGCCGTGATGGGCCATAGTTGCGAATCGCAAATCTTTTCATTTGTAATCCCTTTCTATAATAAACTTCTCTCTTTCGATTCCAATGCAATACTTCGATTAAGCTGTGACGAGCTTTTCAAGCAATACACATGCGTTGACGTTCTCGATAGCATTGTCAGCTCTCATGCTGTAGAACCAGTAAGTTGCTTCGTCAGCAGCAACTCTTTGTGATTCGATTTTGATGTTCCGCTGAATACCAATAATCAGATTACCCTTAGGAGTCAGCAGCGTATCACCATATTGTCCGGCACCGAGCCTGTCGGCTGCGGACATAGTCATTGCCATATTCGGACACGGCACAATCGGTACTTGACCGTAAGATAATGGGCCTTGTCCAAGAATAGCTTTGTCACCGAGAATCGTTGAACGTGCAGCAAGAGCATCAATATAATCTTGCACAAGCTGGTCAGACTGGAATAATCTCAAATTAGCAAGTCCCGCCTTTTTATATTTAGACGGAAGTTTCTTCAGCATCTTGCCATATTTGAATTCCCAGTTGTACGGTGTTGATGTATTCTGCTCAGCGATTTTCCCTGCAATTACATAACTGTGAGCGTGGCATCTCCAAGTGACTGTACCGTCAGTAACTACTCCTCCAAGAACGGTCGGCCATGTGGGTTCGACACCACCAGCTTGATTTCCAGATGTGTTGGTCATAATATAAACAAAACCAGTTGCATTCGCAGCAGTAGGACGCACAATATTACCTTGGACTTTCGCACCTGTACCAACAACGTAAAGCGTTTCTGCAATCGCTGTCATTAGTGTGCTTCCGCCAGAGACGACATTGTAATGACCACTGAGATAACCACTTGCAGCTTGACTGTATTTGACTCTGTATCGCCAGCCAGCAAACAGACTTCGTGCATCGGTAGATGCAAAATTGCCAAGACCAATTTTGTCACCAATCCAGAATATCTCGTCAAGCTCGTTTGCAATTTTACCTGCAACCATTCGCATTATATGGTCAGCGAAAGCATCAGCTTCGATGTTATCTTCTAAATCATCATCATAGATGACAACGCAGCCACGCAGTTTCGCACTGGTCAATGCAATCTTATGGTCAGTGTGCTGCTTCGTATAGTCTGCGGATGTGAATGTCGAACCCGGATACAGGAATCGAGAGTCACCCAAACCAAGTGCTCTGATGTTCTTTGTCTCTTTCTGCATTTTGATTATACGAGCAGAGTTTTTCATAACCGATTCATCGACTATGTAATCAATGAAACGGTCAGCTTCCTCAGCTTCAAGAGTAATCAAAGGAAGACTTATCATCTTCTGAAGCTCTTGAATCTGTTCGCTCTTTGAAAGCATTTGTTTATTTGTCTTCATTGTATGTACTCCTTTTAATCGTTTAACAATACTTACACGTATTCTCTAGTTTCAATCTTTGTTAGTCTTTCTTTTGCTGTAAACTTTTCCAGAGGACTTTGCCATCTTCCCCTGCTCCCTTAGGACCATCATCATTGTCAGTGTCATCACCAGTGATGCTCTTTTTCATAGCACCGTCTTTTTCCATAGCCTTGACACTTTCCGAAACTTCTGCAAGCTGTTTTTTAAGCTCAGTGATATCCGACTTCTTTTCATCTTTCTTATCCGGGTCGAGTTTCGCAACAGCTTCTGTCAACTCTGTTATTTGTTTCGTAAGTTCTGATTTGTCATCATCATCAGTCGATTTCTTTGTCTCTGTGGGTTCATTAGGAATGAGTCCCTTCAGAGCTTCGATAATCGCATTTATTTTCTTGATGACATCTTTTGAGAACTTTGCACCAGCTTTTTCAACATCCTTGTCGTCTTTCACTGCAAAACTGTTTGCAGCACGCTTTGCGATGACACCAACTGCATTTACTAAGTCTTCGGGGAAGCTCTCTTTGTAGTGCTTACTAATGAGAGTAATCGCTTTTTCGATTTCTTCCTCGCCGACTTTTTTCTTAATGTCGATGTCATCTTTGCCCAGATATTCTTGAAGGGCTTTTAATGTCTCTTTCTGCATAATATCTCCTTTGCTTAAAAAGTAAGTTTCGGTACGGCTGAAACCGTCTTTGTCGCCAGTCTCTTTGGAATAAGAAGCATGGATTGTTGACTTCGGGTCATTTCCATAAAAACTGAAATCAAAATTCCTTAAGTCAGTCAACTTTTCTCCGTTGACTGCTATGCTGGTTCCACCTACCGTTCCGTTGCTCTCTATTTCGATTTTGATTTTCTTTTTCGCTTTTACGAATTGACTTTCCTTTGCACCGTCCCGTTTGAAAAACAGAAACGATAATTTGTTCGCAGGCAAATCAACAAGCGAAACTTCTTTTATCTTTATGTCTTTCAGATTTTTTGCCATACGCTTTTCTCCTTTAATCAACCTTTGCGTATCCAGCCATTGAGTATCCTGTAAGCTTTCCAGCTTTTATCTCTTTCCACAATTTTTTGTCAAGGATTCTCGTGACTAACACCCATGAACCTTTCTTGACAGTTCGTTTCTCAATTGTGAAATCAACTGGAGCTATATAGTTTTCAAGTATCTTTACTTTGACATTCTTACCTTTGTGCATTACTTTGAAATTCTGCACGTTCTCCATAAAATCGTAAGCAGCTTTTTTGATTTCTTCTGCATTTGCTTTATCACCTTGAGCATCTTCTGTATCTGGTTCATATACGATGCCATAGACGATATGCTCATCACCACCCTTTTCAACTGGGAGAAGTTTAAGAATACTATCAAATTCCTTACCATCATTTTTAATTTCTGTTTTTTCTATTTTAGTCACTGGCAACAAAACTTGATGGAATAATGGTATACAATCTCCTTCAAAATCCCTTTCATAAACAATAATACAAGGTTTATCAAATTGCTTACCAAACATCTTAATTATATCATCCTCTAAAAGCTGGTCAGGTTCATTATCTTGTATTATTACTTTTATTTCAGTCGCTTTAGCAAAATCAACATCTAAAAGAATATAATTATCTTGCAGAGTATGCTTATTAAAATGACATATGTCAATTCCATCCTTTTTCACTTGCATAGTTTGTTTGAAAGCCTGCCTGTCTATATCGCAAGTGCTGTGTGATAGACTTCGTTTCTCAGAATCCATTTCTTTCAAGACCATTCGATACTTAGCAATGAAATTAACACGGCTGAAGCTGCCAACAAAATCATTGTTGTTTGATTTGAAGTGTCTGTCCCAAAACTTTGCAAATTTATACTTGAGCTGTTTCAACTCTAAATCATTTGCATCTAAGAGACTTCGTTTCGTTATTTCTTCGATTCGCATTATGATACTCCTTTTGCTTTGGATAATCTTTTAGGAGGTTTTTTCAATTGTTCAGAAATCACTTTATCATTTATAACAGGCAGCATTGCACAATGACATCTCGGATGCACAGGAATTATTCCAGCAGCTTCACTAACTGGAAATTTTGTTCCATCCAACGCTTCACACTCTTCACAAAAATCAGCAGCAGAAACGCTAAACTCTGATTCTTTAATGCCAACTTGCTCAAGACCTTGCACGTAGCCAATATTCTGTGCTCTTGCTGTTTCAGTTGTTGCAATGTTCTCCATACGCAAACGGTGCGTCTTATTAGTATATTTCGTCACTGCTCTATTAACTTGTGCTACAGAGAGTTCTGGCCTTGTTACTTGAAGCTTTGTGCGATAGTTGATAATCGCTTGTGTTTGTTTAGCAGTCAATCCAACAAGGGGCCGTAATTCTCTTGCAATTTTAGACATTGACCAGCCTTCTTTGATTCCATGCTTGATATAAGTCTTGATTCCCTTCTTAGTTTCTGCTGTGACATCAGTAACGAGTTTTGCAACAAATTTATTGACTGCTTTAACTGCTCGAACATTTATGACATCGAAACTACCTTCAATAGCTAAATATTGATAAGCAGCATTACCACTTGTTTGCATTATCTCTAATACTACTGGCTTGATTATCGTTTCACCTTGACTTTCGATAAGCTCCCAGTCTGTCAATTCAGAAATCACAGACTTCTGATACTTCTCTGTTAAATCACACCTGATTTGTTTCTGAGTGAAGTCAAACCATAAAGTGAGAGCTGGTCTGAGGATTCTCTCATTCCTTTTCAAAAGATTATCAAGCATTGTTTGAATTTTAGGCATTAACTACCTCAGTAAGCATAAGCTCTGTTATATTAAGGCTGATTAAACTCGTAGTTGATTTAACAGCGTCAATTTCTTTTTGTATTTTCTTAATTGATTCCATTATAAAGCAGCCACTACAAATTATTTGAGGATAACCATCAAAATCTTTACAGAGAACACCTTCACCATTTGGAAAATCTTTTCTACATTGAAAACAACAGTATCCTTTAGCCATTGACGAGCATCCCTGATTTAACGAGTTTGTCAAAATTATGTTTCTCTATACTATTAACTACAGTGTCATGCACAGAGAGAGCAATTCTACGCTTGTGGAGTTGCCGAGTACGCTCCCTTTTTTTATTGCATTTAGATTTAGGTCGACTACGACAATTGTGACTTTTGAGCTTCTCTTGTAACTCCGATTCACAAGCAGCAATGAATTGCTCTCTACATGCAGGACAACTATGAGTTTCAAAAGTTATTATAGGATAATCAAATTCTTTATTAGTCATTTTGTCTCCCGTATTATGCAGTTCTATAGAAACAAGCATTTTGAAAACCAAAAGTATGGTCTGAACTCGAACCATTTTTTCCATCTATAATAAGTTTTATATCCTTGACACCCGATGAAGCAACCACAATCTCAGTTTGAGTACCAACAAGATTATTATTTGAAGTACCATACATATCGAATGAAGCAACTTCTACTGCATCAATATAAACATCTACAATACCGCGATTATCGTCCCGTAAATATTGAAGTTTGAATGTATAAGTTCCTGCTCCTAAATATACTGAAAAATGTAAATCATCTCCGTCATTATGAGAAGCATCATTAATAGTATAACTATTGAATATACATGCATCTAAAACATTAGTTGCCCATGTGCCTTGGTCTGAAGAATCGTAGAAATAATTAAATAGGTGGGTAACCCCACCACCTGCACCAGCAGCAGCAGGTAAATTTCCGACTTGTGCTTTCTTCTTCTTATTGCTATCCGCTGAATCTTCTATGACTACTAAATCAGCATTGACTGGGGTTCCTTTTTCAGCTATTGCATTAATTTCTGCTGCTACATTATCATGTATTGCATCAGCAGCTAAAGAATGGTCACTACCAGTCGAACCTCTGTGAGTTGTATTCAATGAAGTTGCTGCTTCATCTGTAGTAATATGTCTTTCGACATCAGCAGCAGAGGGCACACCATTTATAATCTCAGGCATTTTAATCTCCTTTATTCTGTTTCTTCGTGAAGCTCTTCAGCAGCTTCCTTTTCAATTTCTTGCTCTTCTTCTTTTGAGAGTCCTTCTGTTTCAGGCTCACCCGCTTCTACAAGATTCGATGCTACGTAAAACTTGTCACCACCATCGTAAGGTTTCTCTCCAAGCTCGTTCCTTGCTTCATTAGGAGTCTTTATAGCACTTCCTACTTCTTTAGTGAGTTTTTCGCTCAAAGCAATCAAATCACGTGTATCTATGTCTTTGAACTTGAATTCATATATCTCAGATTGCAAAAGCTCATCAATGATTTCTTCTAAGTCAAGCTGTAGTGGTTCAACAACTCCTTGCACATAAATCTTTGTTTGCTCAGCAGCAACATTGCCACCAAGCTTGCCAACTGTTGGAGTAACTCCAATTCTTTGGGCTGGCATCGAATATGCAATCAGAATATCCTCTCGTCTCGTTTTTTCGTACAGTTTGAAGCTTGCTTCTTTGACTTCAACACTGAGTTTCTGATAAGTAAGCTTGCATTTGTCAGGTTGTGCTACAACTAAAGTTTTCCAAGCATTTGAAGTGCCTTTGACTTCTTTGTTTATAAAATCGCTTATTGTATTGGGTGCATCATCATCCCAGTCTCCCTCTAAGACAATAAGAGCAGCGGGAACACCATAATTCTCGAAGAAAGCTAAATTGTAATCTCGCAGACCAATCAGGCCCATTATGTCACCAACTGCTGATATGATATTTGAAACACCATAATAATCTGACCTTGGATAATAATTCTTATAAAATATCATTTCGTTTGCTCTGTCTTTGCGATTGCCACGACCGGTGAATTCTTTTCCAGTTTTAGCTGAGATATTTCCTTCTTCACCAAACTTCTTGAACCACACCTTTTTGTTGTTCCTGATTTGACAGTATTTCTTTTTAGATTTATGCACTCTCAAAGTGTGAGCAGGAACATGAAAAAGCCCTCCTATGTCACCTTTGTTGTTGCGAGCAATTTCAAGACCCCAGTAACCGAGCGAACCCCAATCAATTAAAAGCTTTTTGAAAATATTTCTCAGCTTATCACCATCAGAGTTTTTTTGCTGTAAAAGCTCCTTAAGTCTTTTCAATTCAACTTTATTATCTTTTGCATCTTCTTTGAGCTTGAAACTTAAACCAAGGCCAGCAACATCTATTGCAAGCTGATTGACGCATCTAAAGAATATCGAGTTTGATTCATATAACGTCAACAACGACTTCGGTGGGTAGGGCGGAGGCACAAGGTCATTCATTGTCATCCACTTCGTAGTTGCTGCAAGCTGTTTAGAGTTTGTTTTCTCAGCTTTCCGAAGCAAATCGTAAGAATAGATGCCCTTATCAGTTTGGACATAAACAGCACGACCTTTTTTTACTTTCTCTTTAGCCATTTATCTCTCCAAATACATTCAAGCATTGCCTCGTCCCGAACTGATGGCAAAGTTTTATTTAATTCTTTGGCCATAGCCTTAAAATGCTCTGTCGTTGGGTCTGATAGTTTCTTTGTAGCCATCTACACCTACACCTACACCTTACCTTGATTGACTCGTAATGCTTGCAGCGGGTCCCAGTCAACATCTGCATAAGCAGAACTAATGACTATTGCTGCTGCGATAAAAGTTGCTCCATTTGCATCAGTGAGAAATGAGGCATCAAAATTCAATGTCACTAAATCATGTCTGATAAATGTTCCACCAGCATTTGAAACTGCTGTTTGCATAGCAGCAGAATGTGCTGATGTTACACCTTTTACGACTGCATATCTTGTTCCCATTTTTTATTCTCCTGTAATTGTTGGCCAAATTGGTTCAGTTTTCTTCTTTTCTTCTGATGCTTCTTCAAACGCAATATATTTCCACTTGTGTTCTTTGAGCCATACTTTTGCTTCTTTGACACTGTATTTGTCTTTCGGGAATCTGATAGATTGTGTTTTTGCAGCTCCACGTGGTTCAGTCTTTAGAGGGCCGCCATAAAGCATAACTCCCGTTTTAGTCGTTTCAAGCACTTGTATTTTCGCAAAGAGACCCGGAGCTTTCACTCTTGCACTGTGAAAATTCGGATATGGTTTTGATATTTCTTTAGCCATTATAGTTTCTCTTATGAAATAAGGACGGCACGCCCTTTCTTGAACTTGCCATCTGTTGAATACAAAGCATATCGCACAGCATCAATCGTATGGTCGTTCTTTGACACAGGCACATCTTTTGGATTGTTTACATTAGTTCCCCTTGGGTAATGATAACCCGGCATTTCTCTGCAAGTGTTTCTGCACGTTCTGAATATAAATAAACTTGGTTTCCCATTATCTTTCACTTTAAGTTTAGATTGCACAAGCTCGATACCTCTTGCAATGTCTTTTCTTGCTGCTCTTGTTTTAATGCCCGCTTTTCTCATTTCAGCTCTATCTTCTGCGTTCTCAGGGTCTGCCCAGTTTTCAACATACGCTTCACCCTTACTAAAGAGCTTGACATTACGGATATGTTCTTGTATTCCCGTCTGTGCTTGATAATACTCTCGATAGACGTACCAGTTTTCATCGTTATCTTTTGCAAGCCATAAAGAGACGAATGGATTTGTAAAACCAAAGTCAAACGCTCGCCATCTTCGCCATTCTCTTGGTATTCTAAATGGTTTAATAACATGCACCGCTCTGCTGTAAGTCTTAAAAACGGCACCGAAGAAAGATGCAAATTCTCCAGCAATTCTTGTGGCTTGTGTTTCTTTTGGCCATTGAGCAATCATCTTATCAATACGACTATCAGGGATGTAACCACCTCTGCTTATACGATTATCATTGAGATTACTTTTGAAAACTTCTTCTGTGTTCGGTAAATCTTCTATTCGCTCTTCTAATTCTGGTTGTGATTTGATGGGAGTCATTCCCCAACTTAAATAACCTTGCTTTTTAAGTAATCGTGCTTGCATCTCTTCTAATATACCCATAAAATCGTGATGGCACTGCTCGTCACAATGAATCGAATCAACTGCTCTTGCTTGAAACAGTTCACGACCTTGATTAAATGCTTTGAATTCAAGCCTATGTCCATTCTTGAAAAACACTCTTTTGGGTATTCTTTGCTGACCATAATCAATATTTGCAATTGCATGTGAAGGTATAAACTTTTTCAGATAATCTTCCCACAATACATCTCGTACTTGTTCCCAACTTTCAATAGCAGCCCAGTGTACTCCCGCGGGACGATAATGCACTGGATGATAATCTTGCAGCAACAAAGCTAAATCCATCATGTTAGTGTAAGTCTTGGATGACTGGTTGCCACCAAATATCCATTTAATATCTGCAAGAGACACATGAAAAGCTTTTTGTTCTACACCTAACGGCTTATACAGTGCTATCTCTTTACCAGTCTTTTGTATTTGTGTTGCTGTAAGCATTATCTTTGAATGTGTCTTCCTCTCTGCTCTCGTTCCTCTTCTTCTCTTTGCTGAATCATTATTTCAATCAATTCTGATTCACTGATATAAATTCCATTTTCAGAAGTAGTTGTATTACCAATCTTGCATCCTTCAGGAATGAACATTAAAGATGCTCCCGCAGTAGGATGAAGTTCTGGCTGCGGTGCTAACTGCTCCAAACAACCCGGTATAGCAGCTAATACTATCAACACTAACAAACAAATAAATATGGCTAAAGCTTTTATTGAATTAAGTTTCATATCTTACTCCTTCTGTCTAATAGTCCCAATTCGTTTTGCACTCTTATTCCTAATGCTTGCATTTCGCCCTTCACTCTTATTTTATGGGCAGCGATACGAGCTTGACGTTCTACATCTTTATTTCGATTCGGGTCATGTGTCATTGTTCTATGAGAATCTATTCTACAATCTTTTATCCTTATAGAACGGATGCCACTTTCAAACTCGAATTCAAAATCTTCTTCAAAGTCTATCATTTTGTTTCAAAGCGTTTTCTCATTTGTTTACGGATGTCTGCTGCTTCTTTCTCTGTCATTAAATCAGTAGGCAATGTGACTTGCTCAATTGATTTCAAATCAGGATACAACTTTTTCATTGCAGCAACTAAAATAGTTTTGTCTGCAAATGCTTCTTCGATAAAATGTTCAAGCAAGTTAGTGCCAAGCTTTGCTTCAACATTACGAACAGATATAAGCAGATTATCAAGTTTTGAATTTTGACCTTTGACACGTCCCTTAGGATTCCCAGAAACACCTTTTGGCCAGCCCCCTTTACCTGATGGGTTACGCGGTTTGTTCTTTTTATATCTGCTCGGCAATGTATTCTTACTTTGAGGCTGCTCATCAGGTTTAACACTATTAATAACACGCTTTTTTGATTTAACTTTATTACTTGCTTTCTTAGTGCTTTTAGGTTTGATTTTGGTACTTTTGGCTTGCTTTTTCCTTGATACAACACGCTTTTTTGCTTTTGCTTTTATCATAATACTCTACATAGAGCATAAAAGAAATTATAAGCAATGTCAAGCGATTTCTATATAGTTATTGAGATATGTATAGGAAGTGTTAGTTTTTAATCTGATAACGCGGTTTTTGAGCTTAAAGTTTTTTTTATTTTCTTTGCGTATCTATACTCCATTATGAGTTTTTGAGTTGTTTGTCATTTCGTCTAAATACTGCTCGATAATATCAAGAGAGTCACAAACATAATTCCGAAGGTAACAAAATACTGAATATAATGGGTATGCCCAGCCCAGCATTAAAAATATAATCCATGCTTTTGTTCTGTTTCTCATTTTTATCTTTTCCTATCTAAAATTTCTTCGGAACCATCGGGAGCAATATCTGCCATTTCTTGCATAGTTTTTTCTAACCATTTATCGTATTCAATTTCAGCCTTAGATTTGTGTTCTGCTGGTGCTGGTGATTGTCGTCTTTTCCTCTCTTTCATTGCATCGTAATTTTCTTTGCAGTATATTGAATGACATCTTTGACAGTGCCTAACTTTCTCATATACACTTACTCGAACAAAACAGATATTGCATATTTTACCCTTTTCCATTTCTTAAACCTTCCAAAAGTCTTGTTATGTGATTCTCATAGGAATTGATTACTTTTTTAAGTATTCCTATAAGCTCATCTTTAGTATAATCGGATAGTGGTTTACCTTTCCAATTAGGTTCTAACATCTTAAAATTCCTTTTTCAATTAGTCAGTTAGTGTATGTCCATATTCTCTGCCATAATCACCGGCATCATCTGGCTGCTGACGCACATAAATTGATTGTAGATTTGCAAGCTCATTTGGCACTGTCTTCCCTGTTTCGACATATAGGCCAGCAATTGCTCCCATCAAGATAATTATTGCTTCACGCTCAAGTGGCACCAGCGGAGGTGGTGTAGGACTCTTTGGCCATTTGATTTTCGCTATCTTCCCACACTTCTGTATTGACGTAATGGGCACTATAAATCCCAATGCACTTTCAGCCTGTAAACAAATTTCAGGCTGAGTATCGTTAGACCCATGAATTTGATGTTTATGCTCTTTGAGCCAACCGATGATTTTATAATACTGCTCAAGAGTCATTCTTTGTTTTGGTCTTACCACTTTGTGCCTCCTTTTTTAGCAAAAATGAATTTTAATCAACTTCAAATCATTTTCCATTTGACTAAGATTTTCACCATTAGCATTTCGTAGTTTTGCTATTTTAACCAAAAGTTCTTTAATTTGATTCTTTGTTGCATCATTTCTTGTGTTGTGCATAAGAAAGATTCCCCGGAATCTCTCATTTTCTTTGAATAGGGAATCTCTGTTGACTTGCAATCTTTCTACTTTATTCTTAAGCTTGTTGATATGATGAGTAATAGATTTAAGGATTGCTTCACCAATTGTTCCGCTCTCTGTGTGCTCGATTCCCATACATCCAAATTCGAGTTCGTCTGAACACCAACCAACTAATCCCGTAAGTTGCAATTCAGCATTATGCAGCTTTTTACGAAGTTCTGATATTTCTTTTTGGTCTTGCTTAACACATTCTTTAGCTTCAACAATAATACGCTCAAGCTCTGTAATTTTTTCAGCTTGCTGCTTATTATTTCTGGCCAATAAATCGGCAACTTCATTTCTTCGAGCTTTTCTTCTATATTTATTTGTACTGTTATTCATTTTTTTCTTATCCTTTCTCTTTTTTCTCAAATATAAGACTGGGAGGGCCGTGCCCGGCGTCTCCCAGCCTCTTTCGGAGGAGTGAGGGCTAAATTATAATATCAGTGCCTCCATTTACAATTGGCACACTTGTCAGCAGGTTTCAAAAGCTTAGTATTACCAACTCTCAGTCGGGCAATTACAATCTGATAGTCAATGAAATTTTCTTCACTGACTTCTCCATCGACTACCCTATCAATTTCCATGCAGCTTTTTACAACTGCTTTTCTGTTTTTTAACTCTACTAATGTTGCCATCTCTTCTCCCCTTCCATAAAAAATTTATAATACCGGCTGGCGGCTATATCCCGCCAGCCCATTGTTGTTTCTTACTCTTACTTTTGTGCCTTTTTTCGCATTCAATAAACCACGTTTTGTAAAAAAAGAAACAGACACCAATTTATTTTCCTTGAGTAATAGACCTCTTTGTAACTTATGGCCACATGACACACCTCCTTTCGCATCCGGTTTGAAACCATCAAATATTAGCTTTTCAAATAGCAATTCTCACATACATATTATCGCAGAAAATCGTTATAAACTCAAAAAAAAATAAGTTTATTCACGAATATATGCACGTTTGTTGATTTTTGGTGCCTTACGAACAAGCACTTTTCGCATCTTCCCACAGTTGGGACACTTTTTTCTTTTATGAGTGTACTGAGTAATACGTATTCGCTTTCCTATACGCATCGAATTAGAACAACGACATCGAATAAGACCTGCTCTGTAATCTTTCATAATATCATATCCTCAGATTTTGTGATATTTTTTCTTTGCTTTCAAATAGGCATTATGGGCTTCTTCTGGGGTAGCAAACATTCCAAGATGTTTCTTTTTTCGGTCTATTGTTATATATGCTTGATACCTATTAGCTTGATTATCAAATTGAAACCCTTTGACATTCCTTCTGTTACATTTATTTTGTTGGGGTGTTACTATTCGCAAATTCGATTCACGATTGTCAAGTGTATTATGGTCAATGTGGTCAGCCTGTCTTTTATCACCATATTTTAATCCGAGAATTTCTCGATGCATTTTTATTGATGCTTGCTTTCCTTTTACCTTTTTACCATTTCGCACAGCATAGAAACTTTTGATACATGGACTCCAATGGGCATACCACTTATATTTAGATAACCATTCGTAATTTTTGTCATCAACAATTGCAAATTGGCCTTGTGTAAGGATTATTTTTTTCATTATAACTCGATTACCTTTCCTGTTTGAAGTTTTGGATTATGAGTAACCATTATAATCTGTATTCCAAAATCCTTTGATAAGCCTTCAAGCAACAATCGAGTGTTTTCCCAATACTCAGCAGACATACTCTTGAAGGGCTCATCCATTACTATCAATCGCCTCAAGCTGGGCTTCGCTAAGACTAAGCATGAGAGCCTTAGAGCAAAGCCAGCCATCTCACAAACTGCACCAGAGTCACCATTTAACGGGTCTTCCACTTCATGCTCGTCTTTAGTAAGTATTAAAACGGCTTCTGTACGACCACGCTTTTTGTCGAATCGAATATAGAAACCATAATCTTCATCAAAAAATACAGTCTCTAAACATCTACTGACAACTCCCGCAATCTGTTTGTGTGCCCTTTGCTGCACTTGCTCTGCAATTTGTTGAGCAACTTGTTGTGCCTCTTCTGCAAATGTTAAATAGTCCTCAGCATCAATAAGCTTTTGACGCTCATCACTACAACACCTTTCAACAGCTTTAAGCTCATCTAATAAATCATCAACTTTTTCTCTTGCGTCAATCAGATTCATCTTGTAATTCTTTCTCAATCAAAGATGCTCCCGCTTTCCCAATCAAACAATGCTTTTGCACAAATTCCAAAGCTCTTCGCCAGCCAGCTTTATAGGATTGTTTGTCAAAGCTAAAATTAGTAGGATTCTTAACATCTTTATTATATTGTCTCTCACAAAAATTATTCATCAGACCAGTCCTCTTCAAATCGCTCAAACGCAGCATCGAATTTTTCTTTAGAATCTGCTTCTTGTTTTCTCTTTTGTTTTAACATACGCTTAGCGTCATTGAGAGTGCTGCATCCAAACTCTCCTTTTATCTGCTTCATTACTTCTTTTTCAGCACCCTCTGCTTGGTCAGCTTCCTGCTGAGCTGATTCAACTTTCTCTTTGAGCCTAAGATATTCGTCAAGTTTTGCCATAATGTCATCCTTTTTTATCTTTTTTTCAACTCCTGTTCAACAATCTTTTCAATTATTTTTTGTTGTTCTTTCCACTCGGACTGTTCATTTTCGTTATGCCATTCACTAAATTCAGCCCATATTTTTTCCCAGTTCATTTCATTTCTCCATTGCTCTCAAAATAATTTGCTTCGCTTCGTTTGATGTTTTGCCACTGTGTAGAAATTCTTTCATATCAGTTACAAAATCCAACGCAGATTTCCCAAGTTTTCCAAGCTCGTCCATAAATAAAGTCATATCCATATCAGACATCTCCTCTGCCAGTGCTGTGTCCACTGCGTCTAAATGTTTATCTTCTGATGTATCAAGATAATATGGGATAACTTCACCAGATTCTAACAATAAACCAACTTGTGGCTTATAATTAATTTCATCTGACTTTCTTCTCATCAATGTTCCACAATTGAAAATAGCAGTGTCTCCTATTTCAGTAAGAAATCCTTTATGATTATCTCCATACACTACAACATCATACCCTTTCCACTTCCCATCATCGTTATATTCATCTGGTTGTGTTTTTAGTTTACTTTCTAAAGTAGCTTTAGGATATGAATGTCCGGGAATCCAAATATAATCGTGAATAACTGCTATCCAGATGTCACCTTCATCTCTGTCATCTTTACAGCCATTCATCGATTTAATCTCATATCCGGGAGGGAAACCACATAAAATCAAACGATTTTTTCCATCTGTGTTAATAGTCACAACTCCTTCTGGCTTAATACTCTTAATCTTACCAGCTTCTGCTAAAGTCCAATAAGCACTTCTGCGAATATCATCGTATTGATGATTTGGCAAATCATGCTGTCCCGGAATTGCATATCCATTAGGTAAATACTCAATTGCAAAATTTATCAATTCGGGAGAAGCATTCCACCCATCAGCGATTTTCTTATTGCGGTCAAATATATCACCAGCATAAACAACAAGACACTTATATTTTTCCTGCAATTCTCTCACTTCTTTTAATGGTCTTGCTTGTGCCTCCAACCAATCTGGCTCTGCCGAACGCCAAAGAGGTGCTTTCAGTGACAAATGAATATCAGCTAAAAATATTGCTATGACTTTAGCTTTGCTCCGCACAGGGGGCATATTCCCTTCGCAATCTTCTTTATCTCGTCTTGGAGTTCTTTTACGTTTCTTTGGTTTTGACATTTTTCTTGTCTCCTATCTTGAATTGATTCAATCAAATACTCAAGCCTCCCACATTGTGCTGTTAGCTGCTGTGATTTTTCTCTCAGCTTTCCTAAATGTTTAATTGATGGAGGCCTATTCTCCAAAACACTTTGCAAGCTCTCAGCAGATTCAACTAACTTTGAAAGCTTTTCAACTGAAATCGCTATTTCTTCGTATTTCTTCCCTGTAGACATCGCTTTTGAGCCGTCTGAGACTAAACCTAAGCGATTTTCTCGTATAGATGCGTATTTTGCTACTAAATTCAGCTTTTGCTCGATTGTGGAGCGTTTCTCAACATTTGCTTGATATTGCTCTTGTAATTTTTCTACTTGTTTAAGCTCAGCATCTAAAGCTTTAACATAAAATAACTCCTTCTTATCTTGTGTAGCTTTCTTCAAAGCTTTCTCTGTCACTTTAATAATAGTACCCGTGTCTCGTATCTCAGTTGCAATCTTAGCTAATGTACTATCAATTATTTCAAGATTGACTATCGAATTTAACTGGCGGGATACTTCACCAGCAGTTTCACAAAACCAAAAGGGTAGGGTATGCTGCTCTTGAAAATTGATTTCAGATACATTCATTATTTCTGCTATATCTCTTGGCACATCATTTCCAAATGCAACAAATGGTTTTGATTTACCACTGAGTCTATACGAATTGACGCTTTTGTTACGAATACGAATGACTTTCTTATTATCAATAGACAGTCGGACTTTTGCTTCATCAGAGTCCCAATTTATATATTTATCACCCGCGGGTTTGTTCAACATAACCCATCGCAAAGCACGCAGCAACCAGCTTTTGCCTCTGTAACTCTTGCCAATGATAGATGTAACAGTTGGACTGAATTCTACATCGAGCTTTTCGTTTGAACCAAAACCTCTTATTTGAATTTTTTCAATTATATTTATATTATTTCCCATCTTGCACCTAACACAAGAAAATCAGATGTGCCAAAAACAAGCTTTCTGATTTCGTCTTGTTTCCTGATTTGGACTTTAGCATAATCAATATATCCTTCATTATCAAACTTGCCAAGACGAGCGATTATTTCTGCTCTCGTCCATTGCTCAATGAGTTTCAACAATTCTCTTCTTTGTTGTAATGCTTCCGTTCTTGTCATTTTAATTCCATCGGCCAAAAGTCTGATGAAAGATTTCCCAAATATGTTTCCGCATGATTTTACGGCGATGAGTCTCCATAGGATAATAAATCATGCGTTCTAAAAATCCAATTTGGGCAATAGCTTTGGCAAGTGCAATTTTCTTGCCCACAATTTTATTGTATTCATCTAAAGGATTCTGCCTTGCAATTGCACAAGCTATTTCTCGGCCCTTATTGAAAATTATACAAGCAGTATCAATAAGCTCTTTCTTATTGTATCGCCTTCTCTCATTACGATTCGTTCTCCGAAATACAATATCCAAAATAATGAGTAGATTTCCTTCAGCTCTTACTTCAACTTTCATTTTATTAATCTCCTATAACCTTTGTTTTCTGAGTAGGTTCACAAATTCTCTTGCATCAATTTCTATCGCACCAAGTTTTACAGCTTCTCGGCGTTTGTTAATAGTCAAGTCATAATGAGGCATTGTTTTATGTTGATACCAAATTCTTTTCAAACCAAGACATGCAGCAAAAACATGAAGCTCTACAACAGTATCAGCAACAAGGTGGCAACCACGAGGATACTTCCAATTCTTGTTCATAAGAGTTGTCATAATTGGGTCAACATAAACACTCATTTTATTTTATTCCAAAAGATATTTTATATGTTCTGGAGACACAACACGGAAAAATTCATTCAAAGTAGTCACAAAGATTTTCTCTATGCGACCATCGAGCTTAAAAGTAAATCGCATCGAAGGAATGCAATTATGCAATGGAGACAAACCACCCAAATATCTTTTCAAACCAACAGGCATTGCAATCAAAGTCTCTTTATAATCTCTTTTGGTAATAAGTAACCACCACGCTGTTCCCGCTTCCTCATGCTGTTCTATTGCTTGTTGAATAAATTTCAAATAAGGTTGCTTTGTTTCGTTTGGAAGCTTATCAATCAAATCGAAATAGGAATTTCTGCCGTAACCTTTCTTGATTTCGATAGTGCATAAATCAATCAAAGGCTGTCCAACAGGGTCAGTAGCTTGCACGTCACCATATTGATTCTTTGTTCCCCGTCCTCTCTTGCTGCGGGTAGTTGCTCTTGCTCCACTCCCAGCAGTTCTCCAGAATATATCATCTCTTTTGCCATGAGTCCACCAGAGGCTGAGTTGTTTGCAAATAACACGTTCGAATTCACCACCCTTCTTTGGACTTCTACGCTTTTTCTTTTTCATTTTGCTCATTATATCTTCCCGTCATTTCCAAAACCAAAATGCTTTTGCATTTACTACATATCATTTTTGGAAGCAATACAAGACTTGGTATGTCACCAAATAATTCTTTGAAAGTTCCTTCTTTGAATAGCTTGCATTTATCACAACCAAATTTGATGATTTCATTCTCATCATTCATTCCCATTTTATCTTCTCCTTCCAAAAGGCATTCTGTCTTGTATTGATTCCATTCCCAACAATTTTGTTACTTGCTTCCATCCTTGCTCAGACAATTTATTTCGTCTGATTTTGAATCGCTGCGTCCCTTTCATAGGTAATATTACAAGTTCTTGATTATTGTCACTTATATCATTACCTGCTGGTGACTTAATAGCTTTATAAGCTTTAGAATCTGGATTCAATTTGTCATTCAAAAATTTGATTGCAGTTATTTCTCCAACTCCTTGTATTCCCTTAACATTGTCTGTCGTACATCCCGCAAAGGATTTCACTAAACCCCAAAGCATAGGCTCAATTCCATATTGTTTTTTGAATCCTTGCAAAGTCAAATGCTTATTTGTTTGAGGATTATAACACGAAATATTACTATCAATGCACTGATACAAATCCTTATCAGCAGTAATTATTATGGCTTCATCTGTTGTTTCAATTGTATAAGAAACAATTGACGCCATAACATCATCACTTTCGTAACCCCTCTGGACAAATACATTTCTGAATCCTATTGTTGGCAAGTAAGTCGTGCGGAGTAACTTCATCTGTTTTTTGAATGCTCTGTAAAATTCAACCTCTGCCTCAGTGTATTCATTTTTTTGTCTATTAGCTTTATACTCTGGGTATATCTCTAAGCGTTTGTTTGTCCTGCTGTCCCAACAAAATATGAAATTGGAAGTGTTAAATAAATCTTGGAATGACGATAGTGACTTTAAGAACCCATATATTACACCAGTTGCACTTCCATGATAACTCAGACCTCCCGTACTGTGCAATGCTCGGTGACAAAGATAATCGCAATCAAGCAATAAATATTTTCTACTCATTTTTCCCCTTCGAGCATTTTCCCTTCAAGCAGTCGGGGCAGGGCATATCTGTATCCACAATTCCACCACTTAAATCATCTACTACAGAGGCCTTTGAGTCCCCGGTTCCTTTGCAGGTCTCACAAAGTTTCAATTCACGTATTGCGTCTTTCCGGCCATGTTTGACACCATGAATGAAAGCCATCATAAAAGCAGGCTTCCAAACGTGCTCAACTAAAAAATTACAATGCTTATTCCCAATATCCAAATAATATTCTTTTTGTTCTGATGTTAATTCACTCATTATGAAATCTCCTAATTTTCAATTCTATGATATAATTTCTTTGCTTTCAAATAAGCTTTACGAGCTTCTTTGGCTGTGTTAAAATAACCAAGATAGATTCTCTTGCCATAAATACTTATTGCAGCTTGATATTTCTTATCCCTATTATTCCACCAATAGCCTTTCCGATTCTTTTGATTCCATTGATTCTGATTCCCATCCACAATTCTCAGATTGCATTCACGATTATCTAAAGTCTTATGATTTATATGGTCAACTTGTCTTTTATCACCACGTTTTAATCCAAGGATTTCTCGGTGCATACGAATTGGAATCCGTTTGCCATTCTTATTTACACCATTTCTTATTGCATAAAAATTATGACCGTCCCAATGTGCGTACCATTTGTACTGGTTTAGCCATTTACAATTCTTGCCATCTACAATTGTAAACTGGCTTTGTGTAAGAGGAATCTTTTTCATTCGTAACGCCTTTTTCTTTTGATAACACAGGCTTCCTCAATTTCATTCCATACGTCACCAACAAGTTCATGCAAATCTTTTTCAAGACCTTGCTGCTCAATAAGCCTGATTATTTTCTTTTTTGAACCTTTAATGCCAAGACCTTTTGCTTTTATTTCGTCACCCTTCACCCAGCATTTCTCATCAAGCAAATAATCGACACAGCTTCCAACATCGTCTATTCCAAATGAATGATAAATGGGTATTACCACTGTACGGTCTCGCCCAGTTATTCGATTTTTCTTAACTCGTATTTTACAATCAACTCCCAGTTGACGTTGCTTACCTTTAACTGATTTCTTGATTTGTCCCGCAACACTCGATAATATCTGAAGGCAAGCGTAAAATTTTAGAGCGTATCCTCCAGAATTAGTTTTAGGTGACTCGAACGGCATGGCATTCATTTTTGCTCTTGTCTGACTTATAACAATCAGAATTGAACCACTTTGCTTCAATTTTTTTCCAATGACCCTACGCAACATTGATGAATTGACTTTCGCTTTGCCATCACCATAAGAACCTTTTGACTCCTTACCTGCCCGTCTTGCTTTTTTATTTGAATCAAACTTGTCACCCTCTGCCTCAGATGATAAACTATCCATCGAATCTTCAATATAAATAAATGGCCTTCCATCTTTAATTGCATCATCAACATTATAATAAAAATCCTCGATAGTCTCAGAATATACAGGCTCACCTTTGCACATTCTTGGGGCTTCCATTTTAGCAGCAACACACTTGCCAAAGAAATGCTCTATGCTCATCAATGCACCATCTTCTGAATTATCATAAATGAATCTATAATCTTTGAAATTGGGATTGATTGAAGCTTCTGCTAAACAAGTCAATGAAAGCCAAGTTTTACCGCTTGTTGAATCACCAACTAAGAAATAATATCGACCTTTAATGAAACCACGCTCTGGGTGCCCTGTGCAAGCAAGGTTCAAAAGTGTGCTGCCAGTCGATAGAAAATCTTTAGCTGTCAGTGTTTCTTTTTTGCGTTTCTGTGTTAGCATTTTTTTGACATCATCAGTTTTCATTTTCTTTTTCTTCATTTTCCACTTCCTCTGGTTCCGGTTTTTCCCGGCATTCAGTTTCGTGATTTTCTACATCTGATAATTGCTCATCAAAAGTTTCACCTTGTCCCACATATTCACAATAATTGCACATTACAATTGGCATGGCTTCCCCTTCATCTAAAAAACTTATAGCTTTTTTAATGAGCCAAGTGAAAATATTATCATGTTCAAATTCTGGATTTTCTGCTTTCTCTTTCTTGAATTGTTTTGCCTCTGGTGACAGGAACATACCAACCCAGCCATAACTATGCAATCTTTGCCAACTCTTGAGACACTGTTTTGCTGATTTCAATTCAATTCTCATAATTCAATTCTCTATATAAATAATAATATTATAATTCCAAAATTAAATGGCTGATAGTTCCAATTTTAAGGAAGGGCTATTTCACACCATAATTATAATTTATCCACCTATCAGCCATTATTCGCTTATTTATCTACACAAATTGACTTTGCCCAACTAATCGGCATCGTCACATTTGTCCCAGCGGGGACAATCTGCACACTCTTTCAGTTGGTCAGTGTCTTTGCCAAAAGTTCCACCACCGGGACACTTCTTACCACCGCCACTTTTGCCTGACTTTTTGTCTTTCTTATTAGACTTTTTGTCTTTCTTGTCCTTCTTTTCAGGCTCAGGCTTAAGGTCAGCAAAAGCGACATCGTCCATAGTATCGCCATCGTCAAATTCGACATCTGCTGTCTCATCGTCATCATCAACACTGGTTAGCTTCCCGTGGAAATCTTCGTCATCAACTTCGACTATGACCCTGCTGCCTTTTTCCCAATCGTCATTGTCGCCATCTCCATCACCTGAGTTATCATCATCTTCTCCCTGAACCTTTTCACGTTCCTTGTTGGACTTTTTACCTTTGTCTTTCTTGTTCTTTTTGTCTTTCTTGTCCTTCTTGTCATCATCATCATCGTCTTTAGTTTGAAGGAAGATTTCCTTCAAATCATCGTAGTCTTTGATAATGAGAATGTCATCGAGGCAAGTTGTCTGCTCAAGAATGTCCTCATCGTAGTCATCGTCACGTGGTTTGAAATTGATGCTTGAAACTTCGTAAAAGCTTTTGCCGCCGAAGCTCTTTTCATCAACACCACACTTCAAAGTAAAACCGTTTTCAAGCTCAGCAAATTTCTCGTAACCATCATCTTCGTCTGAATTCTGAATCTCTTTGTCGAGCCGTTTGCCAAAGAGATGGAATGAAATCTCCCATATCTGAACACCCTTATTTTTCTCTTTGGTGTTAATAACATTGAAAAGCTGCCTTTCTTTTGGTGCCAAATCTTTGATAAGGTCCTCATCTGCATTTGAATCTTTTGCCAACTTTGCTCGATGCTCACAAATCGGACAAGGGTCGCCGCATGTCTTAGCAAGGCAGATATACGAAGTTGAATCAACACCAATACCACGGTGAACCCAGTATGTACGCTCGTAATGAAGCTGACCTTTGTCAGCCCACGGGTTGTCCTCACCGACTTCATAGGGAATGATGTCAAGACGCACAGCTTTGTCACTCTTTAATGCGAATTGCTTCACATCATCCGGCATCTCAAAAGCTGTATTATCAAAACCAGTCTTGTGCGTCTCAGCCCTCTTCTTTGCAGCAGCGGATGTACTGCGTTTGTTCCTTTTTTCTTTTTTCTTCTTGTTACTCATTGTTTTGGCTCCTTCTAATTTTCAATTTCATTTTCGTTATCTCGAACACTATTGATGATTTCGTTTTGTCTTTTGAAAGCCTCCTTTCCTTTATAAAATCCAAACGTGCCTAACTTCACACAAAGAAAGGCAAGAAGTGGAAGCACAATAATTGCACCTAATGCTATTAAAATATAATTGAGCATAGTCATTATCTCTTTTTCTTCTTTGGTGATATTTTAGTTTTGCTACGTGCTGCTTTCTTTTGCAACTGCTCTATAACTTCCTTTATGTCACTCGAAGCAACATGAGGAATTGCAAAATAAGCTTGGCCATGCAATTTAACAGCTTCACTCAATGCCCTTTTCCGATGCTCAAAAGCATTGACATAAATCTGTAAAGCAGATACTAAGTCCTGAGCTTCATTGTATTCTTTCTGAGCTGCTTGATATTTTGACCTTGTCAAAAGTTTATGAGAAATCTGTGTGGCCGTGGGTTTAGCTGGCAAATCATATCTATCAGGCTTTCTACCAATCCGCAAACTCTCTTCTGCTGCTGCTAACTCAAGTTTCGCTTTCTCTTGACTTAAAACACGCTTGGCATCCTTCAATTCTTTGCAATAATGAACATATAAAAACGAATGCTCTGCAACTTGTTCTTCCAACCGATTCAAGTCAATATAAAAAATGTCAAATTCTTCCTCAGTTTTCATTGTAATTTAACCTTTCAAAAATATACTTTCACATACATATTATCGCAAAAAATCTCTGTAACTCGTAAAATATTTTTTCAGTCCTTTGCACCCTCAATGACTTCATAACACGCCGCAACCAATCCAGCCATCTTAGAATCGTAAAAGTTATCACGGAATACATCAATAATTATATATGCACGTGCAGCAAAGTTACCTGCTTTCAACAATTCAGTCTTGCAGCAAGCTAACACTAACCAGCGTATCTGCTCAGCATCTTCACCCTCAGTCGCTTTGAGAATCTTTGACATCATCTGCCAAGTTGTTTTTGATTTCTGATACAACAAAGCTCTGACAATCTCAAACGCTTGAAGCTCTGTCGTTGCTGGTATAATTGCATTGAGCATATCTTTCTTATTTTTCAAAAGGATAATACTGTTCAAGAAAACTAATGCTTTGCGAGCAGAGCCATCACTATTTGCAATAATCTTCTCAGTGACTTCATTAGGCATCTCTTTATCTTCTTTCTTGCAAATACAATCAAGCACTTTAAGAACTGCATCATCACTCAAAGGTTTAACTGCAAACTCGGTAGCTCTGTTCCTAATTTCTGCTTTCAACTTCCGTGGATGTGTGGTCGTAAAAAGAAAATAAACATGACTTGGACATCCATCTTCAAGAATTTTCAAAAATTCGTCTTGAGCATCTGAAGTCAGCTTGTGACATTCATCAACCAAATACACTCGACATTTGCTTCGCATTGGCGCTTGGTGTATCCTATCTCTGATTGCCCGCACTTCTTCAATTTTACGTGGAGCAGCTTCAATAAAATCTTGCCTACCACATTTCAATTTCCTTCGTACAATTCTTGCAAGTGTCGTTTTGCCACAACCAGAAGGACCCATAAATAAAATAAAATGTGGAATCTCATCATTGTCAACTGCTGCTTTTAATATTTTTAGAGTTGCCTCTTGACCTATTATTTCATCAAAGTCACTTGGTCGGTATTTTTTGTATAGTTCTTCCATTATCTATTCCTTTAATTAATGATTATTAGGATTTGCTATTCCAATTTCTTGGCATTGGTCACATTTATCTTTTGCAGGTGAATCACAACAAGGCACTTCTTTTTTCTTTTCAACTTCCTCAGCTTGAACACATTTTAACATACCAACAACTGAAGTACCCAAACTTTCAAGAGTAACTCTCGTTAAAGCACAAATGCCCTGCCTATTGGATGGACATTTGAATTCTCTGCAATTAACAGACATTGCTTTCTTGTGGCAACCAGTTGTTTCAATCGTTTCTGTTTTCTGAATATCTGCTAACAAACTGATTGCAGCTTGTAAATGAGAGCTGTAACCACCTTCGCTTCCTTCTTCAAAATTGCATTTCTCTGCATCGCTCTTGTATTTCATATCGGTTATCATCCAAGTGAGATTATCAACAAGACGCTTTTTTTCTGTGTCATTAAAAATCATCTAATCATCCTTTCTGAGCTTGCTCAATATCGTAAAGCTGACCGATTAATGTTCTCCTGCTGCCGTCTTTTATATATCCGATTGCAATATCTAACGCCTTCTTCTGTCTTTTGTTCTCGGCGACCTGCACTACAAGTTGGGCTTGAAGTTTTTTGATTTGCTTTTTATCACTACTCATATTTCTATCTCCTCTTTTTCATACCAATTTCCGCCAACGGGACAGACTCCAGCCTCTACACGCAGAGGAACAATTATCCAATCCCAATGTTTTTTAATATCCTCATAAATAACTTGTTTAACAATATCTAAATAGTCTTTCTTCTCATGCTTGTGAATGTCACCAACAATGCTATCGTGAATTTGGCCTACAATCCGTGACCTCATTTTATATTTTTGCATTTGCTTTTGAATTTGTATCAAACACCAGAGCAGCCAGTGAAAAGCTGAACCTTGTATTGGATAATTGATTGCTTGCTTCCTATCAAGATTTCCCTCAATTATAAATCCAGTAAGTGTTCTGAAAAAACCATTCTCTTGATAAGCTTCCCACCAATCTTTCTTCCATTGATTATATACTTTGAATCTTTTATTCCAAAAGTCATGCTCAATTTCTTGTATATGTTTTTCAAACGTCCCAGCTTTTGCATCTTCGTCTGGGTTGCAAGCACCCAATTCATAAATACCCATTGTCTCTAAATGACTATATAAGTCACAACCTGTTGCTTCAACTACCAATTTGAATTCTTCAATTGCTTTCCATAAATCAGGTGCACGATTTTTATACCAGTCACCATAAAACTCTGCAAAAACAAATCTGTTTTTTCCAGCATCACGCATCCAATAAGTGACTTGATTCTTTTTAAGCATATAAATTTCAGCGGCCATGTCTCTGTGCATATCTAATTTTGGATTCTCGATATACTTAATCATCTGTGGGTCGTGATGATAACAAGTTGCATTACAAATTTCGGCTCCCTTAAAGTCAATTTCCATAATTTGATGATGTTTACGAGCAACAAAAGCTCGTCTAATGAGTTTCGCAATCTCAGGGTCTTTCACTGGAATGTTTGTAAAATTCGGATGGTCACTACTGCCCCGATATGACCGTGTTTTATTTAGTGGAAAAAATGGATGCAGAAAACCATCTGTTGTCTCTCGTAATATATTCCGCAGGTAAGTGCTCCTTGCCTTTTTCAACTTTTCAAATCTCAAATAATTATCAACAAATTTCAAACCAGTTGACTTCAAATTTATTTCATCTGCTGATGGTCTCTGTTCTATCTTAGTGCGGGAAAGGCAGGGATACTTCATTACATCAAAAAGAATTTTGGCCAGTTGTTCTCTGCTGCCAAGATTCGTTTTAGCACCATACGTTTTCTTCCACAAGTTGTAAACTTTGTATTGCTTGAGGCTATCTGATAACTCATTAATTTGCATACTCGTATCGTGAATTGCTTGCTCAAGGTAATCGGTATCTATTCGTATACCATTCGCTTCAACTTGAGACAGAGCAATACAGCCATCATGCAATAATTTATACGCTTCGTTGGTTATTGGTCTCATTTCTTTTCCATCAATACAAGTAACATTGCACATAAGATTATTGTCTCATTGCAATATCCTATCAATGATTTTCTGGAAATGCTTATCCTATCATCCTTTTTTTTCTCTAAATTGGATAAAGTTTTTGTTGCATTTTCCATTCGCTTTTCAACATCAATTCTTTTTAATGTCATTTTCTTTTCTCCACAAGTTTAATCTGTTTCATTGCAACCCAATACTCTAAATAACTATCGAGACCACCATATAATAACAAGTCATTCAAATCCAATTCATGTATCCGATTAAATTTACTTCCTTTTTTTTGCTTCAAAAATGGCTTTATGTGAGCATCATAATTCTCTTGACCTAATCTAACAAAAGCTTGAAAAGAAAGACCTGTGGTCTCTGAAGTATTATCGAGCACGTGAGCTGCAATCATTGTATCCCAATACCAATTTTCGACCTGATGTCCTAACTTACTCATTGTCCACCGGTTTTCAAACTGCAAATTAGATGCTATCTTTGGCATCGGTGACTTTAATAGCTCACTTGTTGCATCAATAGCTTCACTCTGCCAAGGGTATGAGATTGTTCTCCTCCCCCTCCAGCAGACGGCACAGCTTACTATCTCAGTTCCTTCACCATCTGGCTTGAGACAATTCGTTTCATAATCTGGTGCGACTGCTCCACCCTTCTTTATCATCTCCCTGAGTATCTTCGCAGCTTGTGAAGGCCTTGTGATTATCTCGATTTGTTTCTTATAGTCTGGGACTTCATCCCAAGGTTTGCTCTTTGCTTTACTAACTGCTAAGCTCAAATGCTTTTTGAACATTCTGCCGAGAAAATCATCACCTGTTTGCAATATATATGATGGATTAAATGTAGGCACAATCCAAGCATTTGGTTCTCTACAAGGGATACAATAACCACACCATCGAGAAATCTTTCCTACATCATCTTTGTATATCTCTGATAGAAGTGACTTGCAAGCAATCTCACCCATCAGCAAGATTACATTGGGTTCACACTCTTTAATCGTCCTCATCAAATTAGGTCTGCAAGCTTCTATCATATTATTATCTGGTCTTTTGTTATACAATGGATGACAAATAATTGCATTTGTTTTAGTACAATCAATATCTAAATCAACACCAAAAGATTTCAAAATTCGTCTTATGTATTTTCCTAATTTACCTTTTTTATGCAATTGTGTATTGTCTCTATCTTCATTGTCATCGGGAACTTCAGCAACCACAAGTATTTTCTTTCTACCCTTACCAGTTGGAACCATCTTTGGTGACTTACAATGCCTGAATAAACCACATGAGCCACAGTGAGGCAAATATCCTGTCTTTCGTCTGCTCTGTATTTTAGATGTAGAAAAGAAACCCTTCATATTTTGTGATACAATCCTTTCGCTTTCAAATAAGCAATACGAGCACCCTTAGGTGTGTTAAAACAACCTAAGTGCATTACTTTGCCATTCACTTTTATATATGCTTGATACCTATTAGCTTGATTATCAAATTGAAACCCTTTGACATTCCTTCTGTTACATTTATTTTGTTGGGGTGTTACTATTCGCAAATTCGATTCACGATTGTCAAGTGTATTATGGTCAATGTGGTCAGCCTGTCTTTTATCACCATATTTTAATCCGAGAATTTCTCTTGACATAGAAATCAGATGTCGTTTGCCTTTTTCTCTTTTGCTACTTCTCACAGCATAAAAACTTTTATTACCCCAAGTTGCACACCATTTCCATTGGTTCAACCATTCGTAATTCTTGTCATCAACAATTGCAAATTGGCCTTGTGTAAGCAAAATTCGTTTCATTTTATTTATCACTACCCCACTTAAACCATCCTTCGATACACAGAATAAAGAAAATGAAATCTTTTAACAGCAAACTCAATACATCTGTACTCATATGAACAATGGCACATAGAATATTTGACACCAACCAAATAAGAAAACACACTCTAAGCTTCCGATTGTTAAGGATAACTCCCAACACAGCAAGTATCAAAGCAATCGTGCCAATTATTTCAATCATCCTTATTCACCTCTAATTTACCTAAAACTGTGACATAGGTAAACTTGCCGCCCTTGACTTTCAAACGATTCGCAGATACTTCACACTCATTGTAATGCTGAACAAGCTCTACCAATAACTTCGGTGGTATAGTGAATCGCAAAGAGGCACCATCATATTTTGATTTCTTAACTTCAGTGAACCAGCCATAAGAACCTTTGCCTGTAATTTTGAATTTTCCTTTCTTGATGTTTACAATCACATTGTTGCTCTCGGTATTTTCAGATGAGAATATCTCAGCTTTTTCAACTGCATCTTTCAATCCCTTTGGCAGCGACAATGGGTCACCCTTCATCTTCAACACTTCTGATATGTCATCAGTAGGATAATCTTCAATGAAATGTTGACAGCTAAGAATCAAACCATCAGAGTTCTTGAAGTGAACCCAGCGTTTCGTTTCACTAAATTTTATCATATCTAATGACACGATATGCTTCAGTGATTCCTTCCTTATCAATATAGGATTCTCAACATCAGTCTTTATCTTGTATCGTGTCACTTGATGATTGTCACAAGCTTCAATAAATTTTGAAGCAATATGCACACAAGTCATTGCAAACTCAGATTGATTAGTTCCCGCACAAGGCTGCACAATTGCAATTGCGTCTGCAAAATCATCAGGAAGTTTCTTCCACTTCTTTGGTTTGTCAACAGCATCAATAGGCAGTGTAATGTCTTGCTCCATGTTTATTCCTGCCTTTCGTTGCTTGCCTTTTATAAGCAATATATTATCGACAAGAGAAATCTCTAATTCATCCTCTTGCAACTTCCTGATTATAGAAATGAATGGCATCGCGGGAACAGCTCCCTCAATATCTAACAGTGACTTTTGTGAACAGGCAATCTCACCATTGTATGTATTGATTGCTTTGTCTTTGAAAATAAAACAAGATGATTGCTCGATAATTTCTTTTGCCGATAAACCTGGCAAAACTGATTCCAATTGTTTCAAAAACTCTTCGCGGTTAATTCTCATTTTTAATTCCTTAAAATAAATTTGGTCGATTATCTTTTGTAAATTGCTGTTTATTTTCCGTATATTCTAAATAAGGAACAGTAGCATAGGCCCAAACATGACAAGACCAAACACAGATTCTTGCTAATTCTGGATTATTCCTTACTTTCACATCTTTCATTACAAAAACTAATTGTTTTACATCACGTAAAATATTTATTCTTTCCAAAACATTTTCTACATCGTCTTCCACCCCTACATAAATGTACCATCTCGTTTGCCAATCTTTCAACCCATTCCTTCGCATTATTTTCAATGCTCTTTTTACTGATTTTCTATATGAAATATGGTCAAAAGCAAATCTGATTTTTCCGGCACCACAATAGGACAAAGAAAATAACTCTCGACAAATCTTATCAGTCAAAAGACGATGGTCAAGTCCTTGGTTAAAATCGACTCTTAATTTTTCCTTTTTAAGTTGCCCGGCAATCTTGAAGAAATGCTCTGGAGCTGCAAGAATATTATTATCGAGAAGTAAAATATCTCTCGTCTGACCATCCCATAAATCATAGATGTCACTAACTACATGAATTTTACCTTCCTTCTTTGGTACAATGCAAAAGTAACAATTTCTTATACAACCTCTCGTTGCAAACCCAAGATTGATTTTTGGTTTGATTTTTTCTATATTTACTGGCAAGTGTTTTTTCAAAATATAACCACTACCCCCAATCTCTGCAATGCCCTTCCACTTTCTACAACGATGCTTATTATAATCAAACACACAAGAGACATAGATTTTATCATAAGCATCTATAAAAGGCAAAAGTGATTCGTCTTGTATCTGATAAACCTTGTCACCTTGTTGCTCATAGTAAACGCGAAGTTTTTCCAATGCAAGATTTGGAATTGTACTATCAACATTTACCAATAATATTTTCATTGTATAATCCCCAAACAAAACGAAAGACCAAATATTAAATTCTGGTCTTTCGTAAAGTAATAATGAAAGGAAGAAAACGGTTACTTTTTGGCGTAATATAGACCTTTGTCATTCTTTCTGATAACGTCAATACCTTTGACACTTTTCAAATAACCGGGAACCTTGGGAATACTTCTCCCCATACTTCCGGAATCTTTATCAGGGAATCTTTTCTTCAACAAAGATAAAATTTTCTTCTCCGAAACTGGCCCATGTTCTTTGATAAATTCCAACACCGACATTATAATACCCGGCTTTTTCTTCTTATCCGATGCAGCGACTGCTTTTTTATCCTGCTTTTTTGCCTTTGATTTATCAGCATTCTTCTTAGCTGCTACCTTTTCATTCTTCGCTGTTTTCGATTTCTTTTCCTTATTTCTTGCAGCAACTCTTTTCTGTGCACTCGTGACATCTTTTGCCCTTCGCTTGTCAGCGGCAATGTCATCAACATCAATCACAATGACTTTGTGGCCTTTATTCTGTGCTCTCAGAATCTCATTGACTTTCTTGAGGTTCTTTTTGTCAAGCTCAGCTCCTTCAATGACTGTGTCCAGCTTTTCGAGTTTCTTTGTCAACTTTGCAGCATTCCAATTGTGAGCAGTTTTGAAGCCTAAGGCTTCATAAATCATCCTTGCTCTGGTTAGTGAAACTTTTCCTGAGAATTTCTTTGCCATCTTTTTGTTCCTCTCTAAAATTAAAATTTTTGTTTACTTTTTCACTTAATTATTTTTACTTCCTCACCGAATTGATTGCAAACCTCGGTCATTGTAACTTCACGAATTTGGCATTTTTGTAGAAAACACCCATGAATAAATACCACCTTACCTCTGCTAAGAGTTTGATTACCTTCACCAGCAAGAGCTTGAATTACAGTATCGTTACGGTAATTACGGGTTTGATAGTTATCCACCAAAGGAAACACACATTCGGTTTCAACTACTATATATTGTTTTCCCCATTCAATACCATAATTAAGACTTTCGTGAGCTAATTTCCCATGTATGACACTTACTGCATAACTCCCATCTTTGATTGTTACAATATCACCCTTTTTCATTTTATTTTCCTCTCAATCTACGATATTCTTTTTTGATTTCTTCTTTATCATTTACCCATCGGCTGCTTGTAGCAACTGTGAGAATCTCATTCAAACTTTTACCATCTGAAACCAAATCCTCAACAAAATCTTGCACTGTTCTATTTTTCATGCTCCCCCAATTTTGCTTTCGCTGCTAAATGATACTGACCTTGGAAATGATTAGCTCCTTTGATATGCTTCCCACAGATGTGACATTTGTTTTCAATTCTTATCATTTTATTTCCACAACACCATTTCACGTAAGGCTTTGAACCCGGCTCACGATGACGAATTACCACTTGCTCACATACAGTACAAAAATAAATCTTCTTTACTGGCAACCGCTTCTCAGCTAATCCCATTAATTGTGTCTCATAACTGTCGAATGTTTTTATTTTTGAATTCATATCACTCCCAATAAATAAGCTGTTTTAACTTACACCATATTATCGCAAGGAATCGGGCAAGGTCGGGCATAATTCTTCCCATTTTGTAAAAAAATTTCAGAAACAACTACGGATAGCAGGATTGCTGAGAGCCAAACAGCCAGCCACATGGACACATTGACTTGGATGAAACTCATCATCATTAAGTGACACCCAATTCAAACGCGTAATTCCCTTTTTCTTTTCACTCTCCGTTTGATTAATTCCAATCATTCCTCTCACACTATCAATCTTTCGCCTATCATCTGAGAAATTGCCCATCTTCATTGTGCCCCTATCATAAGACGCAGCGTCAGATTGAGTAGCTGTTATCAACAGACAGTGACGGCGTTGACTCAATGCCCGCAGACGTTTCCACGTTTCATTTATACAGTCTCGACCTTCGAACTTCAGGTATTGCATTTTCAAAATATCAGCGTAATCAATCACGACTATGTCTGGTATCCAATCACTTCTTTCCCAATCTTGTAGAATACTCTCGATTCCATCGACACTGAGAGTTGAATTGAAATGACATGACAACTTGAGGTATGTTTCATTGCTCTTGACTTTTTTCAGCATTACCTTGTCACAAGCTTTCTTTGCTTTTCTCCAACTCAATTTTTTAGTAAAGTCTCTTTCATCTTGTTCCAATTTTATTCTGTCTTTTTTATCTCTCCAGATTTTTATTGGATAATCTATCTCTTTCGGATAACGTGGTTGTTTAGATGCTCTTATCATCAAACGCCTCATTGTCTGATTTTGACCCATATCACCAACTTCAAACATTGCAACTCGTTTTCGTTGTGACATTCCTTGATAAGCCATTTCTTGCAACCAGAATGATTTTCCCACGCCTTTCTTGCCCATAAATCCAATAAATGACCCACGTTCAAGAGAATCCCCAAAAAATTCACCGAGAGCACCCGGAAATTCAATCATTGTTTCGTTCTTCTCGACATCAAGGGCTGAGCGAATTGCATCTTCATCTTGCAACACGTCAATGCCTTCACCAACTCCCATCTCGATTTTACTATAACTGACTAACCTATCGTGAGCTTTGTCCGGATGAGCAGCAGTTAAATCAGATTCAACCTCCTCAATTAGATTCTCCATCTTGACTTGATTAAAATGGCGGGCAGCAATATCAATTATGTAATCACTGTTACTCTCAGATTTCAAATCTTCATATTCGTCACTCAATGATGCGAGAAATTTGTCCACAAGATTTACATTCGTTTTGTCTTTTGTTTTTTCAGACCAAGTTTCAAATAGACTTTCGATATGCTTCATCGGAGCTTTGTCATACCGCTTGTAATAATTTAAGCACCACTGAGCGACTATATTAGCCCATTTGGAACGAAAAGCTCTGGGCTGCCATTTTGTATTGATTCGACCCAATACAACAGCGTCAACAATCATCCCGATGAGGACTCGTCTTTCTGCATCACTATTCTTTTTATCAATTCTCACAATATAAACCTTTATTTTATTGAGCCTTAGTTTTCCTCTCCATAATCAATTGAGACTGATTTATGCTTTTTTCCATTTTTGTCAATCCATGATTCTTCTTCCATCTCAAAATCATCTTTTTCATTTAATTGAGGATTTGTTTTGTTATTTATATTATTATCTATTGCAACAGCAGTATCTAAGACTGCTGTTGCTTTACTAATATGTAGATAATTTAATATATAGGCTGATATACTTTTTGATATATAGATATTTCGCTTATTAGCTCCCAGAAGTTTACACTTTATAAAACCACTTTTCTCAAGTGAATTCACCCATTTTGAAATTGTCATCCTATCCACTTGGAAAATCTCAGCCAAGTAAATGTTGCTTGCCCAGCAGTGGCCTTTACTATTGCATAAGTTGATTATCACACCCATTAGCAATTTTGCATTTGCCCTCAAGTTTTTGCAGTGTAAAACTTTGTTGGGTATAATAATGAAATCCAGTTTTTTATTTTCCAATCTAAAGCTCCTTTTCAAATATCAAGAGAATTTCTGCACAAGCATATTATCGCTCAAAATAAGTGTAGCTCATAAAAAATTCCATCAAATACTTAAACCAACTCTATAACAACGATTTTAAGACGCACAGCAAGCCCGTCAGTCGATTTTCGTATAAATTAGTATAATTATACTAAATCTCAAGTATCACCCGTTGGGCACGCTCCTGAGCCCTTATTCCAACACCTCTCGTCTCAAGCGTTCTATGTTCTCTCTACTTTCATCTGCTGCATCTTTCTTATCGAGCACTACGTTATAAGTATCACCGGGAAAGACTGACAGGTCGTTAACCAATCGTCTTGCTCGTTTCTGTGCCTCTGGTTCATTATCAAAACAAATTGCTCTGACCGGATATTTCGCCATGCGTAAAAGCTGTTCTTGTGAGTAACCGGAGCCAAATGTAGAGACTGCTCCCGGGCCAATTCTCCAAGCATTTATTGGTCCCTCATTTACAATGATTGCATGCCGGGCAAAATCTTCACCATAAAGCAATTCTTTGTGAGGAATTGCTTCTTCATCGAGACCTGCACTTACATATCTTGCAACTTTTGGATTACTTGAAATCGAGCGGGTTGTCCAGCTAACAATTTCTCCATGATAATAAATCGGAATCCATATACGCCAAGATAATTTGCTTGTGATTGTGATTCCCCATATTTTCCAGATGCGTTCTATTTCTCTCCATTTGAATTCTCTATTATGCAAGTATTTTTTATGAGCTGAATGAAGCCTTTGTGTTCCTATTGGAATGATAAGCTTGCCAAGTGGTTTCTTCTTTTCAAAATGTTGACTCTCTAAATTATCGAGCAGCTTTTCGACTTCTCTATAAGAAAGTTTTGTAAGCTCAATCACAGTATTGATGAGACGGTGACTGCCACAACGCCAGCAATTCACAAAATTTCCCTCGATTGAATATCCCATATACCAACCTTCACTATCACGTGAGCAAAAGGGGCAATCAAAATTTATCCAACCTTCACGGACATGATAGTGTCCCGTGGGTCCCATTGGAATATTATATTCAGATAATATCTCTTTGAAATTCATTATAATGCTTTGAATAATTTAACGGCCACTTGGATTCTTGAAACTTTGTCCCCCATTTGAGTCACGTGCACATCTTCAAATCGAACCTCAATATCATTTTTGGCAGCTAAGATAAGTTGTTTATTCAATTCAAAGGTAATATTTTTTACGGTTCCGACTATTGCCTTTTCTTTTTCACTTTGCATCATTTTTTCCTTTCATTAAAAGTTTTCTTTGTAGTTGGTCAAATATACTCAGTCGATTTTTTGTTTTGCTCCCGTCAAGTGTCTCTGAGAGCACATCTTGTTTGTCTTGCAATACCTCACACAAGTAATGCTCAATCGTATCTCTTGCAACAAGATGGTAAATACACATAGGCTCATCTGAATCTGGGTCAAATATTCTATCTTCCCATTGTGCCACATCACCGGGAGTCCAATCAAGCTCAATTCCAACTGCCGCTCTTGCTTTTGATAATTCTATAACTGTTCCCGCTGCTCTTGTCTGTCCAATAAATATTCTATACTTTTCATCTGTTTGAAAAGTCCTTACAGCTAAATGACGTTTCTTACCTCTGACAGTACCATCAACTACAACAGATATTCCTTTGTATCTTTCTTTAAGTTGCTTGATAATGTCTTTGTGTATAGCAAAAATTGCAAGCTTACCTTCTTTTTTATCTAACCATCTATCAATCCACCTTAAAGTGTTTTGCATTTTTAGCGTCACTGCAAGCCGTTTCAAATATCCCATCTGCACAAGACGTTCTGCTTTCTTTGCTTTGTTTGCTCTTGTGATTGAGCGTTTGGTGAGCCACGTTATAAAATTGTTTTCAGCTTCATCATATTCATCTCTGTTTGATATGTCAATAGGCACAACACGCCTATCTTTAGGAAGCCCACCGCGAAGCTTCCTGACCATACACCACGCTTCCATATTAGCATGAAGTTCGTCTAAGTGACTTTCTCCTTTGTACTCCCATCCCCAAGGTTTTCGTTTGGGTTCACAATACCTCCAACGATATATCATAATGGAGGGATACTTATCTGGTCTAAGCAAATTCAAAACATTGAAAAGTTCCTCTGGTCTGCTCTTGAGTGGAGTCCCTCCTAATGCGAGAATATAAGGCAAACCCTTTGCTAATTTTTTAGTTGCTCTATAAAAATGCCGAGGCTTTTTTCGAGTTCCTCTTTCTTTGATATAATGACATTCATCAAGAATGAGAGTTTTCATACCAGTTGCTTGAAGAAATTCAACCCAGTATTGGAGAATATCCCAGTTGAGGATATATATTTTGCTCTTGTCTGTGTGAATAAATTGTCTTTTAGGTGGTGACTCTCCATTCAAAACAACACTTCTTATTCCAAAGTATCGTCTTGCTTTTTCTTCCCAGTGCAGCTTTCCTATTTCGGGACAGACTACAACAGCAGGGAAAGCTTTTAGGTTCCGCTTGAGCCATTTTAGAGCTATAAAAGTCTTGCCCATCCGCATTTCGTATGCAAGCAAAGCTCTGCCGTTAAAATGCTCTATTTTTCTAACAGCTTTATCTTGATAGTCTCTTTGTTCTGGTTCAATCATTTTTGAATCTCAATCATATTTTGAAAAACTCTTGTCCAAATTTCTCTATCATAATTTACTTCTATATTACAAATATGGCATAAAGAAATCAGATTTTTTGGATTACAATTCTTTTTATCATAATTGATATGATGAGCACAAAGTTTTTTACCATTCTGCTTTTCAGTTTTGCCACAAAGCTGGCAGGTATGATTATCACGTTCACGGATATTTTCCCTTACTTTCTTAAATTCACGCGGATAAATCTCAAAAGAAATTCCACCTTTCCAATTTGGATGATTCTCAGGATTTTCAAATAATTTCTTTATAGTCTTACTAAGATTTTTACGATGTTCTGTTGAAAATATTTTTATTTTCCCTGCCTCACTCATTTTCTTTCGAGTCTCTTCCGGTAGTTTTCTTCCTATCAAAGTTTTGCTTATTTTCTTTCTTGTTTTTGAATTTCTCACATTATGACTATTAAGAAATTCATTCCATTTACGAAATGGCCTCCAACTTCGTTTCACATGTTTACCACAACCACATTTGCACAATGGAGCTTTATTATTTTTCATCAGACTAATCTTATCCAAACTAATAACTGGTAATACCTTTAATCTCCTCGAAAGCTTTTCGAATTCTCTTCATAGTCCAACCAAGCTGTCGGAGGCGGCTCCTCAAACGATTTCTCATTTTTCCCCCTGTGTGGTCGAGCCGAAAATTCTTGTTATTGAATATAGTTTCAACGACTTCCTTTGGAGTGTTAAGGAATAAACACAACACAATACAAGCATCTTGTTCCATCTCATCGAGTAGTTCCATTACAGAGAAATTCTTATTTGATTTTAATTCAAATTGAAAGTCATCATCATGCCCATCACCAATCGAGCTATGAGTTGGCACATATCCTCTCCTCATATAGTCAAGCAGTCTTTTATTGATTCTGAATACAAGCCAAGTCGTTAGCTGAGACCTGCTCGAATCGTAATCATCAACTGCATGTATAAAAATTAAATTGGCTTGTGCTTTCAAATCATCTAAGTCACCACCATAGGTTTTCCAGAATCTGTAAGCTGTCTCAGATACAAGTCCTCTCATATCTTCATATGTTTCTGTGAGTATTTCTTTGTGAAGTTTTGAATTCATTCTGCTCCCCCTTTTTCTTTTTCACAAATTTTCAAAAATTCATCAAAAGTCTGGACTTTACCACACGCCCAACATTTTCTTAATCCCACTAACCAATCACTCCACCAATGACCTAAAAAGAAACAAATAACTCTAAATATCAAGTTCATTTCCCCATCCTCTCAAATTTTGTTTAATATATCGAACAACTTTTGTAAATTAGACGACTTCATCTGGCTTTTGCCTTTCAAGAAATAATAAACTGTGCCATAATTTAGGTCGGCGTCACGTGCTAATTTAGCAATGCTAACTTTCTTTTGCTTCATCAACTTTTTAAGTTTTGCTCTAAAATCCATATCCATTTCCTTTCTTTATCTCGATAGTCTTTCCGCGATTGCCCGTGGATTACCACCAACGATTTCAATTATTTTTTTGATTTCGGTCTCTGTGTATTCTCCACCGATGCCACTTATTTCGTAAAGTCCATTTTCTGATGATTCAAAATTAAGATGGTACTCACTATCTTTCCGGTAGCTCAATTCAGTCTCATCTGAAGTTATTTTTACATCAAGTTTTTTGCAAAGTTCTTTTTTAGTCTCTCTTGTTTGTTGCTCTTGTTTTTTTTGTTTTTCTTTCTCTGCAATCTCATTATCAATGACTTCTTGTGCATCATGTATTGCATCTTCAATTCTATCAATTGCAGTCGAATAATATCTTGTATGCTTATAGATGATTGCGTTTTCTACACGCCATCTTTGAATTCGGAAATTAAGATGATATGGTTTTCTGGTTCCAATTGCAAATCTATCTGGACGTCTTTCAACAGAATATGTTGAATCTCTTTCTTCCCAAATGCAATCTATTGTTATCTGCCGTTTTCTGTACTCTATATCGAGAGCAGCTCTTCTTGGTATCCAAGAATGGTTGGCACTTTCATAAGCATCTTTACTAATATTTAGAATGTAAGAACCAGAAAACCATATCATCTGCTTTAACATCTCACCGAGCTTGACAAGTGGAATATACTTCCATGCTTCTTTAGTTCTTTCCATTGTCGCTGGTATTCGTTTCATTTTTCCATCCTTCTTTCGATTTTTAATTTATCCGAATCCCGGATGTTGACGTTGGTCTTTGTCCACATCTTTTGGATTGCCTTCGGGGATAGTCGCATCGTCACCGTGAACCAACCGAGATGATTCTTCAACAATCTGATATGTAGTTATTTTCTTATAAACAAATCCTGAATCACCAGCAATCATTCTTGCTTCTGCAAGAGATATGGCATTGCGTCTCCGTTTTTCGTGATGATTCACGTCACTGGCAGGAAATTCAACTTCAATCCTTTTGCCATATCTACTGAAATTGATTTGATAATATATTGTTTTCCTTATCAACATTGTGACATCTCCTCTATTAAAATTCAAAAATTTATTTTAATTCATTTTTCAATGCCCTGTGCCGAAGTTGAACCGGCGAACCGTGCAGGGCTGGCGAATTTTCTCATCCTAATACTATATCAAAATATTTCATACAAGTTCGAATGAGGTTGTCATAGTCACTCCCAGTAGCTTCATATAGAAAACATTGAATGTCTTGTTCACTCCAGTTTGCTTTTCTTGCAGCTTTCCTTGCAGCACAAAGAATTATAAGAGAATCACCTTTTACTAAATTGAGTTTTGGTTTTTGTTCTGTGCTCACTTCCATCTTTCTCACCCTTTCAATTTGAATTTTATTTTGTTGTGTGAGCCCCTCGGGCTATGACAGAAACGACAGAGCGTAATCAAATTATCAGGATGATTATTTTTCCTATTGCCGTCAATGTGATGAGTATCCAGTTTTCTCTTTTTCCCTTTATTTATTTTACCACATATTTGACAAGTGAGGTTGTCACGTCTGCAAATAGTTTGTTTTAACTTAAGTGTCAATTCTCGTGGATTATTCTCAAGAGAAATGCCACCTTTCCAATGTGGACTATTTGAACCTGTTCGTTTTTTCGCGGCTTCACTTTTTTTCTTTCTGGTTTCTTTTGAAAATTTTCTGCCTTTTAGAGCTTCACTAATTTTTTTCTTAGAATCTTCAGTATGTTTCCTTCCTTTATGAAAATCACTATTTTTCCTTTTGTGTTCTTCACTCTGTTTATATCCTTTTTTGGGCATTCGTAATCTCCTAAAATTGTACTTTGTCACCAAACGGTGCTGTCCGTTCTCGGCCATCTCTTGCTTTTGGTACGAGCCACATCACTGGATAATCTGGTGCTTCACTTGGGAAGCTCCCTGCTAAGTCTGTAAAGTATATCAAGCAGCTCGGTGTATATTGCTTCTCTGTGACGTAATTAAAGACTGGTTCAAACTTTGTGCCACCACCGCCAATCAATGCTAATTCTAAAGGCAAGTCTGCTCTTGTGAAAACTTCTTCATCTTGTACTTTTGCATCGCAATAGATAACTCGAATCGTAGTATCATAAGCTCCCAATACAGCAGAAGCTTCTGATGCAAAAATCGATAATTGCTCTTTCGTAATTGAGCAGCTTGTGTCAATTGCGATAACAACTTCAGGAAGCTCTTCACTGATTAAACTGGGCATAATTATATTATACGTGAAATATCTTCGGTTAGGTCTGTTCCAATTATAATCATTACGAGCTGACATCTCAACCATGTCTCTGAGCAGCACGTACCAAGGAACAACTGTTTCTAACATCTCTTGAATCTGTCGTTTTAATTCCTGAGATATTGTTCCTTTTGCAACTTGTAATGCTTGTTTAAGTACAACTTTCATTTCGGCTTTGGCTTTCGCTGTTTCTTTCTCGCCCTTTGTGGGAGTCACGGCTCCACACTTCCCGGGGTCGATGTCTTTCTTGTCTTTTTCCTTACCTTTACTATCTTTCTTTCCCTTTCCCTTACCCTTGCCATCTTCTTTTTGTTTCTGCTGCTGCTTAGGTTCAGGAAGTATTTGATAAATCTCTTCAGCAGATTTATCAAAGTAGATATGATTTATCAAATGACCTGCGGGCAATGTGAAACCTGCTTGATGCAAATTATAATTGATTGTGTAATCTGTTGCAGTGTTCCATTTTCTGCCTTCCCTGTCACCTTGACGCCACGTATGTCCTAATGCAATATGCAGCACTTCGTGAGCTAACAATCCAGTCACCTCTTGATTGCTCAAGCTCTCAATATACTTTGTATTGTAGGACAGAATTTTGGAATCTGTTGTAGCTGTCTTTATCATCTCATCATCTTCAATCAGCTTCAATCTCAAAGCAAGGCATCCAAAAAACGGATGGT